CAAGGCAAAGACATTTCAAAATGTAATTCTTCATCATTATCGTTAGAAAGCATTGTCGCATATTTAAAACTTGCACCAACATTTGTTTCATCTGAAGGTGGATAGATAGCCTCATCTGGTTGATAGTTTCTTTCTTCGTTATCAAATCGAGTTATAACTCTGTTATACTTCTTCTGTTTATTTTCACCGATAACATTAATCCCACCAATAATCATATCTTCTGTTATTGATAAAACACTTGATCCTGTGCCTTCAACTTTCAGCGTATATAATCCACCGCTATATGTGAAGAAAGCTCTCATTGACGAAAGCAACTTTTTAACATTATCAATTATTTTTGTTTTATTACCTAATGCAGTATGAGCTTCAAATAAATTAATCTGTGATGCACCACTATATGGAGTGACTTGAGTATTACAAACACCAGCGGCAGTCGTAAAAGCAGAAGTATCTATATCACTCGCAGATAAACCTTTACCATATCGAGTAGAAGTTAAGTAATCATATAAACAATAAGCTGGGTTTGCAGAATATGCGTAACTAGATCCACTTAAATTTGTATTTACTAATTTACCTTTAATAACAAAATTAATCTTAGGTATTCCATTAAAAGCATCAGCGTTGTATTTAAAACGAAAAATAGCGTGGCAAATGCCTTTACCTTTATGGCTATCTAACCAGCCTAATCTATTAACACCAAACTCACCAGAAAAATTATTTCCATAATCATAACCATCATCAGTACCATTAAACCAAATAAACTCTGTTGGAAAAATATCTGTATCTACTTCATCTATAACCTCAACTGCCTTATACATTGGGTGATCTGTTTCAATGCTTAAATTAGATGAATTTGTTGGAGCAGTTGTTGGCGTTGGTGAAGTTAAGTTTGATGAACTTCTAATAACAGTAGAAGTACCATAAGTTGAATCTGATCCTGTGTAAGTTGCATATAACTGATCGTCTAAATATAATTCAGTAAACTTAGCAACTTGACCTTCACATAAAGCCATAACAACAAATAAATATTGATTATCGTCTGTTGTTGCTAACCAAACAATATTACCACCAATTCTACGAGTACCATATATAACAGGAAGTGAATCATTACTGTTTCGTTTATTAACCAACAATCCATCACCTTGAAGCATAGATTCAAAGTCTGGCATATCTGGTATATCTGGGATCATCCACCCAAATAGAAAGTCACCAATTTCTTCTACAATATCTATAATTGGATCAATGATATCTTCAATGACATCTACAATATCGTCAATTATACCGCCCATTTATACTCCTATTCCATACTGGCTACCGAGTTTTCTAAATCCTAATCTTTCAAATAACATATCTTTTCTTTCCATATCTTTAGCGTCACTTGTAGCCAATATTAATGGCACTAAATTCTTCTCAGCTATATTGTTAAATTGTTTAATAAGTTTACTTGCGTTATCAAATGTGCGGTGTTCTTCTTTTACAAAGAAAAAAGTATTGATTAACATCTTACTTTCCGACCACCACCATCTTGTAATACTGCCACCAATAGTACCAATGATCTTTTTATCGTTTATCAATAATAAAACTAATCCTTGATCTATTAATCCTTTTAAATACCTTGCACCTAATTGTTTATTGTAAGGTGGATAGATTGTATTAGCCTCATCTGGCATAAGAATTAATAAATTAATTAATTCTGGTATATGGTTTTGGTTTGCTTTAATTACAGAATAATCACTGCTTGTCATTCACTTTACCCCATTCGATATCTACCATCATTGAATCAGAAAATTCAAAAAACCGATCGCCAGCAAATATTTGTTGTTGTGAACTGTCATTTGTTCTTCTGCCTTTTTTCATTTCAAAGTTAGCCCAATGATTGGCAACATTAATAGATATTCGACTTGAGGTTGTCGTTTCGTTTATGTTATACCCAGAGATATAACCCAAGAATATTGTGTAAGGATTATCAACTAAAGATCCTGTATCAGTTAAATATGCTCTAATAATTTTAACTGGTCTATGTATGTGTTCATTATTCAATAACAAACTGATAAAAGTTTGACTTGCACCCTCTAATACAAATTGAACATTACTCGTTGCAATTTGACTTGATTCAGTAATTGTAGGTATAGATAAAATGTCAGCACCAGCAGTATATGTATTGCTATCAAAAGTAATATCATAATAAGCTGTCGTTCTATAATAGATCGTACTACCAATAGTAAACTGAATTAAATGTATTTGATCTAAATGATCTGTCGCTAATTCTGTTTTAAGAGTAGAGTGTAAACCTCTTGACATTATATAACCTCAATAAAATCTAATTCGTATCTGTATAAAGCGTCTTGTCCTATTTGAAATTCTTGAACATCATTTTTTAAAGCAACTGTAAATGGAACACTATCATAAGTAACTGCTGAATTATCAGCTAATGCAGTTGTTAATGGTGGCTCTATTGTTACTGTTGCCGCATTACTTGATGAAGTCACATCAGATACAACCATATAAACTTTATCGTGTGAAGCAAACTTAATAAAATCACCAGCTTTAAATCGACCAGCACCATCACCAGCAAATGCGTCCATAGCAATAGTTGTATCTGCAACAGCGTGTACTCCATTCACTAATACTGATCCTGTTTCAGTTCCCAATGCGTCATCAATAATTGGCGGTGTGTATGTAAATGATTCTTTACGCCCTCTTTGTGCTGTTATAAACGCAAAGATTGGAGCAAAACTTGCTCTAGTCATTGGTGGAAAAGCTACTGTCATAGACCATCTATGATTTTGTAATTGTCTAGCCTGTCTGCGTCCATTGATTGCTGTTGATACAATCGTTGATTGATTACTTTTAATATTAACCGCACTAGCAATAGGACTTGTAGGAAATGCACCACTCATACTAGAGCCGCCTGACCTTTATTATTTAAAGCTGAATTAATCATATTTACAATCTGTCCTCGTCTTGTATCTAGTAACGCACCAAATGATGAAGCGTCTACTGTGGTTATATTAAAGTTTACTGTTGCACCACCGCCTTGTAATTGATGGTTAGGTGTAACTGTTCCTGCGGTGTTAGGTGTAAATAATTCTGGACCTCTTTCACCAACTAAGAATGGACTGTTAGGTAATCTAGATCCACCAAATTGTGCAGGTGGTTGTTGTGAGGCTATTGTTGCAATCTGCATAGCACCCATAGCACCTATTGCTATTGCTAATGGTATTCCCACAGGACCAAGTTTTAACGCACCTGTAATACCTGTTGCAGTATTCATTATGGCTTCACCAATGTTTAATGCTTGATTTAATCTAAACATTTTTTTACTGTGCTTAGAACCTTCTTCTAATGCTGATCTAAAACCTTCTTTAGTTAATTTTTGTCTTTGCTCTTGAGACATATCTTCAAAATCTATTTCTTTAAATTTAATGTCTTTAAAGTTAGATAAATTTCTCTCAAATGTCTGTGCTTTTCTTGCTTCGTCCTGTTCTTGCTTCTTAGTTGTTTCAGCTAATAATTGATCGAATGTTTGTATTTTTTCTCCTGCTATCTGACAAGCGTTTCCAATATCAGTATAACCTAATGCGACAGTATCTAATGACGCTTTTACTTCTTCGTTAGATTCAACTGTGCTTTGATTTCTAACTCTAAATTGTTCTTGTTGATGTGCATAAAATTCTGTTGAATCAGATAAACCATCAAAGCTACCCATAAGATCATTAACAACTTTATTTACACCAACATACGCAACTCCTAAAGCGGCAGCTATTGCACCTGCCGCAAGAAAGTTTCCGTATGATAATTGTAATGCAGTCGCTAATAAAACAACTGATCTATAAAGTTCTAACGCACCTTTTGCAATACTAACAAATACTGCTACCATTTTAAGAGCAATAATAGCTGAGAATATCCTTGCTACATTATCTGCATTTCTTGATAAGAAACCCATTGAATCCTCAATAGCTTTAACTGCGTTTGCTAATCCTACTCCAATCGAAACAGCGATAGCATTAATCTTACCTTCGTTTTTTTCTAAGTTTTTATTTAAATCACCAAATATTCTTTTTAGTTCTTCAAAGAAAGTTTGGTTAATAGTTTGTTTAAACTTAAATACTTTATCCTGTATCATTGAAACAGTACCTGCAAATGTATTGGCTAGTGCGTCTGTTGCACCTCCAAATCTTCCACCTGCTCCAAATACTTCTTCAAATTTCTTAATAGTTTCTTCAACAGATACAGTTGCACCTTGTTGAAATCCAAGCATATCTCGGACACCTTTTTCTCTAAATACATCTGCGGCGGCTATACCACCACTAAAGGCTCTTTGAATTTGACTAGCAGTAGTTTGAAAATCTAATCCTGTTACTGCGGCAACATTACCTGTAATTTTTAATATTTCAGATAATTCGTTTGCGTCTTTTGCAACGACAGCTAAGTTACCAGAAGCGGCACTTATTTCTTCTAAACTAAATGGTACTTTAGCGGCAAATGTAGTTAATGAATCAAATGCTTTTGTTCCCTCTTCGACAGTACCAAATAAAAACTTAAATCTTACTTGTAGGCTTTCAATCTCTTTACCTGTATTTACTAGATTTCTTATTACTAAACCTGCACCCAAACCAATAAAAGCATTTCTAAGATTGAATACTGATTTTTTTAAACCATCTAAATTCTTCTTTGCTCCTGCAATAGCTTGTCTAGTTTTATCCTGTGCTACTATATCAATTTTAACTTTTTTAGTCATCTATCTCCTAGATCGTGATTTAGCTTTCGCCATATTAATTTGTTGCTGTTCTTTTTTGTTTTTATCTTCTAAGAACACAATCCAAGCCAAAAAATCTTCTACTGAAAATTCTCTTACTTGTTGAATAGGTATTTTAAGGTAATCAGCTAATTGTATTATTGCTGAAAAGTCGTGATCGTAATCTATTTTTTTTTAATGTCTTTTTTTTCAGGTGTTTCCATTAACCAAGTTGCTACTTCTGATAATGTATCAGGATCAGCGGCTAACATTAGTTTAGGCTTATCAGCAAGATCAAACATATTTTCGCCTTTTTCATTTAAGGCTAATTCAATTAAAGCGTATGCCAGACCTTCGATAGCATCTAATTCCATTTTTTTAAACAATTTGCCTTTTTGCTTAAGGTTTATTGGTTGTTTATAAAATGTTAAACCTTCCCATTTTTCAAAGGTTTTACTTTCACCTTGATCTAAAGATTTAAAATGGTCTGTAATTATATCTATTGCTGACATACACTTTTTTTATCCTAATTTGGATTAATTGTCAAATTATACTGTACCTCTGGTGATAGCACCATTTATCTGACAAGAAATTGATAGTCTAATTATATCGTCCATAGTTACTGCAACTGAGTTACCTGTTACGATTGCTGGTACTGTGTAGAAATAATCTCCACTATCTGCACCTTCAGGGTAAAGTAGTAAAGTTACACCTGTTGCTTCTTGTAGAACAATCTGACCATTCGTGTCAGTTTCGTCCCACATACATTCAACTGTTACTGTTCCACTTTTTCTGCTTACTTCGTATGTTTTATTTGTGTCAGACAGTTGAGTTGATTCGATTACATCTGCTGTTGTCTCCATAGTGAAAGCTGTTACTTCCGCTACTGTGTTAGATGCTATTTTTACAACTCCTGCTGAGCCTGTATGTACTGCCATTATTCTTCTCCTTCTTCTGTATTAAAAGATTTAATTGTTGATTTTTTTTTGGGTTTTGCAGATGAATCAGACCAACCTTGTTGTGTCATTTCCTCTACTTGGTTATCCCATACCTCAATAGTATCTCCGTCTTTATTTTGGAGTTTTATTCTTTTTGCCATATTTTGTTCCTCTCGGTTTTTTAGCTTCAGGATTGTTATGCTTATGCACCCAACCATCATCTAGAAATTTATTTGGATTATCTGTTAATACAGTAACTCCATTTTTAATTAAATATGTTTTATTACTCATATTATGGTGTTCCTTGTGTAAATTTATAGAAGCACCTTATAGTCATAATCACACCACCATAAGGAAATATACTTCCCTCATCTGTTTCTACACTAACTA